AAATGTAAAGGATTAATTCATAAAAGATTCTAATGAAGTAGTACCACCATTATGTAGATGTCTAATAATCTTATCTACGTCATGAGTAGCAATACGTCGTTTACTTATCTTTTCAGGCATTTTAAGCAGATCTGTGTATATACCATATTGGCATAAAGCAACTTCTGCTGTATATGTAGTTAATTCTGTTTGCTCAAATGTATAAACCTTTTGACCAGAAACTTCAATATTGTGCCAGTACTTATCAAAGTGTAGTTTACCAAAGATCTTTTCTTGATTTTCACGTAACCATACAACTCTTTCTCCTGGAGGAGCAATGCTATTTGTAACCTTAGGCATAAGCATTTTAAGAGTTTTCATACATCCTGGGCCAGGTATACAAAATGGCTCATCATGTGTAAATGATATTTTTGGATTTGTTGATTGATCAGTTCCACCATGATAACCATAGTAAGCACCAATGCCTTCTTTAGAACAAAGTATTTCAACACATTCTTTTAAAGTTTTAGAATTAAGTATTCTATCAACAGTACCATCAGTAATCCAACCAGCAAGCCAATGTATCATATTGATAGCGTGTTTATCTCTACCTTGTGATACTGCATAGTTATTGGCTGCTGATTGTAAAGAAGTGTGTAACTCAGTTTTAGACCAAATACTATACCCAATAGCTTTAGCTTTATCTAAGTTACTTCTTAAGAACTTATTGTAGTCTTCATCATGTAATACACGTTCAAAATCAGTATATGCTTTCTTAGGATCCATTTCAGCATTAAGTACTCTATGGCAATCTCTACCACCATAAAAGTGAGTAATGACAAAATTCAATACTCTACTAGCATCTGAAATATTTGGATTAGTTGAAAGGTTACTTGCCATATAACGAAGACGATCATCCATAGTTACATTAGGACCAAAGTATTCAGTCTCAGCTTGTATAGCAATATCATCATTATTAAATGTTTTACTTACACCTGCACGGTAATCAAATCCTTCGATTACTCTTGTCCAAAAGTAGTAAATATCTTCTGCTACTGACTTATCAATGTATGGTTCAAGGTTAGCCATTAGAACAAATCAAGATCCATTTGATCGGTTTCACTAGATTTAAAATAATGTCTTACATTCTCCTTTTCAACTAAGTTATGTTGTAATAGTACTACATTAATATGTGGCATCATTTTACGAATAATCTCAGCTTGTATAGGATCATCTTCATAATGTATTCCAAATCTCATTCCTGATTGCTCTAGGTAGAAAAGAGTCTGGCCTTTATGGCGGCCAGAACTCTCTCTTGTCTTTTGATCAAACGGTGTACTATTGTAATATACGTTATTAGTTATACCTTTTGATTTAAGCATAGCTTCTGTTTCAGGTTGCTCTTCTTTAGAACGACCAGTAATGATAATATCGTTTTTACTAGGATAAACTCCATCGAATTTATCCATAAAAATTACACCATCTATATCAAAAGAGTTTTTAAACATAGTCAGTTTCTCCTGCTTGGAATGTGTATGCAAGATTTTTAGCCAAAGGTTTGTTGCTAAACAACTGTGGTTCAGTTAGTTTAGTAATTTCTCTTTGAGCTAGCATATCACACTCATATTTAGACTCATCGGTCTTAAGCTGAAGAGGTGGTGTTTTCTGAGTCCAAGCAGAAGGACCACGAAGGTAACCTACAATGCCCATTTCAGATGCTACCTTACAGAATCGAATAGCTGAAATTACAACACCACCTGAGTTAGGCGAATCTTGTACTTCCATACGAGCTGTAAGAGTATAACGTGCACCAGCAAAACCATAAGCAACAATATCAAAGTTAGCAATCTTTTGATCACTACCAATGTAATCACCACCAGGCTTTTGCTGTACAGTAAGCGAAGGACCTGCAAACAAAGTCATACCAGCAGTAGATGTATCCCTTACATGGTTTTGACCTTTCAACACGTTTTCTTTAGATACATGCTTATTCTTCAATCGCTCTTGTTTAGCCATATTCAAAAAGTCTGTATTTGCTGTACGTCCTGTACGAATATGCTCTTGACCTTGAGTAGATCCTGCAGCCATATTTGTTTGAATATGCTGAGTGACCATAAGACCAGAGTCTAGCATTGCACCTTGAAGTACTTCAGATAAACGAGATGCACCCCAAGCTGATCTCATATCAGAACCTACAATTGTAAGACCTGCATCGATAAACTTTTGTTCAATCTTCTTAGTTTCTTTAGTAGAAATAAGAGTTGGAATACAATTCACAAAGTGACATCCAGCTGAAATTGCAGCATCCATATAGAACTCTGAAGCTCTTTCAGATCCAACTGGTAGATAGTTAATAAGAACATCAACACGTTCTTTAACCAATAGTTCTACAATGTCATCAAAAGAAATATGACTCTGTGCACCAGTTCTAAATGATACCTCTTCAGGATACTCTAACATATGTGGTGCAACACCATCATACTCAGGACCTGAATGAACCATTGCTCCTGGTTTAATAGCACCATATCCATTTGAAGTATCATCAATTGATGCAACATGGTTCATAGCACAATTAGGATCTGCCCTTAAAGCTTCAGCCAATGGACGGTTTACTTTACGCCTATCAACATCAAATCCAATTACAAATTCCATATCACCTGACTGATAGCCACCAATATCTTCATACATCAAACCCACTTTATCTTCTGGGTTTTCATTATAATATTGAACACCTTCAACCAATGCTTTAGCACAGTTGCCAGTTCCAATAATCCCGACTTTAATTTTTTCCATAACTTTCTCCTGTTATATCAGTTTATTTGAGTGAGTGATTTGACTGGGAGGTCAGAGTAGCTCACATTAGCCTCATCAAACATAAATGAGGATATCGAAGTAGAGTTTTCCCAATGTGGTACCATTTCTGGATAACACATTACAACTCTAGTTATACCTGTTTGAATAATGCCTTTTGCACATTCATGGCAACAAGGTAAACCATAAATGTAAATAGTAGCATCCTTTAGTGATACACCATTCCAACTTGCATTGTAAATGGCATTCATTTCAGCATGTACTATATAGTTATACTTAGTTTCTCGATTGTTATATCTCTCCTCTGTATCTTTTACACCACGTGGAAATCCATTGTAACCTTGAGCTAGTACTTGACCATTCTCTCCAATAACTACAGCGCCAATTTTCTTAGATGGATCTTTAGACCAACTAGAAATTTGACGTGCTAGCTCCATATAGCGTATATCCCATTTATTCGACAAGATGAAAATGCCTTTCATAAACATGTAAGTTTTGTACTTGCCAAGTGATAAAGCCTGGATTAATACCTAGATCTTGTGATAAAGACTCAAGTACATTTTGTTGCCAAGCATAATCATTCTTATAGCCAAAGACTACATCATTAGATCGCATTTGAACTACAGCTTGCAACTCATCGTTACGAACATAATAGGTAACTGCATTAGTACAAATAAAATCATTCTTACCAGCTTCATTGAATTCAACCCAAATTGAAGGACGTTGGTATATCATTGAAGCTCTACGAGTATCACGGTTTTCTTCTAGTTCCCATAAGACACGTTCATATTGATTGTAAAACTTATCATCATAGATAAGATGACCATAGTTAGAATTAATCTCACCATGATCATTTGCTGCATACTGCCAAGCGGCCGGAGCATCTTTATCTGGATGAATATCGTTTACGTTAGTAGAGCATGAATTGTACCACTCTAACTCGGCTTCAACATAGTCTTGATTAACAGTACCGAAGATCGCCGGTTCATCGGCAAGGAAGGAAGCGCCGAGAAGCTCAATAGTCTTCTGGCCGGTTCGATCTTCGGTAAAGGCTTCGTCATGTAATTCATCAATGAAGTACTGACGGATATCTGATACAGTATATAATCTCATTTTTTATCCTTTGATTTGTAGCGATCATCCATTTCAGGATGTTCTTGCATATGTATCATTAAAATCATTAATTGTGTAGTAGCATGGGCAAGGTGAGATAGACCAGAGTCTGGATCAATATCTTCACCTGCCCAAAAAGCATTCAAATGACGTTGAATAGAAGAGTATGTACGATTGGCCTGAGTGTTATGACCATCATCACGCCAATTGTTATAGCCATACTTTTCAGCACCAAAGCGAAACACTTTAGCAATATCATAAAGCGCTTCAGGTGGGATCAAAGCCATAGGTGGTTTTTCTTTATCGAATTTCATTTTTACTCCATATTGCTAAAGTAGCTTTACTAGGTACATATACCTCAGTACCAAACCTTTTTGATTTGAAACCATAGTCTTTTGGAAAAGACTGGCGCGTACGAGAAGACCAGTCACCAGAAGACTTTGGTGATTTGTTAACATTACCATGGCGAGATGGCGCATTGGTGGCTGTATTAAAAGAGTATGACATTTGGTTTCCTTCCTTTTATCATTTTATAAGTATATTATAACACAGTTTATGCGTATTGTAAAGGACTTTTTTCACTTTTTTGCATTTCTTTTATGATACCTTCGTTATATACTTGGCACTCACCATCGTATTCAGCCATCTTATGATTATAGTAATGTGACTTATAATTTGAGAATTTAGACTTAGTAACATATTCTCTAAAAGAAGCTGGGTTAATTAACAACCTTGGATAAACTGCAAACCCAGTACCACTTACTACATTAGTAGCAACAACAATATAATCAGGATAACCTGCATCATAGTTGCGGATTATCTTATCAACTACATGTGGATTGAATGACCACCAATAAGACTCTAAACTCATCCATTTAATTTCAAAACTGGTATTACCTTGTTTGACATCCCAAGCATATGTTTCTCTAATTGTATGATCAAAATCTTGATTGTTTAAATCAGCGTTTGGTAAAGCATTCGCAATTCCAATTTCACACGCCATAGAGTTGAACGTATGTCTGTAGATAGTGTCAGAGTTTCGTTTGTCTTTAATTTCATAAGCACGTTTTTGAATTCCTTCATATTGCCATTCAGTACGTTTTAAGACACGATCATATTCTACAAATCGTGCGCCGGTTAGATGTGGTTTTAAATTAAGCATTTTTATATACAAACTCGATTGCTCGGTCTGCCTCCTTTTCAAGTGGCCGTGAGTCATACCACTGGCCTGTTTCATTATCAATCTCTTTACAGAGCTCTGCGATCTGGTAAGAAGTAATTGGATAGTTATTACTTACTGCATTACCAGCAATAGATACCATAATACGATATAGACCATGATACCATCCTGTTTCGTTAATGGTCTTATATTCTGCCACTAACTTTCTATTTACAAATGGACAATCATGATATGATGTCCAATTAATATCTGCTTTATCTGCTGAGTTTTTACGATGCTCAACAATTTGATTTTGTATTTCTTCAGGTAAGCGATCAAAGAATGTTGCCCCTTGTTTCTTTTCTTGCAATGGATACTTATCAATTAAGGCGTCAGGATCCAGATAACTGCCGTTAGTGTTACTGAATATAAAGTTGTATGCACCAGCATATTTGCCTGGGACGTAATACATTCTTGAAAGATCTTTAGTTTGTCGATCTCCGATTGAGTCAAGGAGTGTGTTGAGGGCGTACCAGAATTTCTTAATTCTACCTTTTCCAACTCTTCCTTTAAGAGGGAAGACAATTCGAAACTTCGGATGATCACGGGTAGAGCTTGCAGTACTATAACAAACGTAATACCAATTACCGTATAGAGAGGCAAGTTCATTTTGTAGGTCTCCTTCAAATTTATGTTCATCAACATCAACTGCAGCCCAGCCAGCCCACTCAATAACATTTGCATTTGCACGAGTGGTTTCTGGCATATAGACTGCAGGTGACATCAATGGAGCATCTTTCTTAGATGCAATAGGTCTCTTTGATAATTGATACAGTGACTCTTCAAAAGCATCAAAGTTTTTGAATACTAGTCTAGTGTCAGTTCTATTATCATAGATACTTTTAAAAAGTGTAGTCGAGACAACCATGATTACCTTTGTGACTTGGTGATTCCCAACCTTCAGGTTTTACCAAATCAGGTAAACCTAGTGGATTAGGTCTTTCAGCCTTTTCGCCAACTTGCTTATTCATATTAGCTTTTAGTACTTCATCCCAAGCTTTATGGGCATCAACACCAAACGCATCCAATGTACCAATTGCAACAACACATAAATCAATAAGACCATCAACAATCTCTTCAGGATCATTGTTAGCTACAGCCTGTGTTGTTTCATCTAATTCTTCTTTAATAAATGCAAGACGAAACTCAAGAAACTTACGAAGAGTTTCAGTTTCTACATTCATTAATTTTATGCCCATCCATTGATCAACACCATACTTAGTATGCATGCCCTCAATGTCTTTAGCCCAGTCTTTACTCATATCTTTCTCCATTTCTTATAGTATATTATATCACACTTTTGTGTCATTGTAAAGGAAAACTTTCATAGCTTTTGCAATTACTTTAGGATCTTGTAAAGGTAAGTGAGAACCACCAGCTCCAGTCCATCCTTCAAACTCTTTATCATAGAATCCTATATTGCATTCATTTGGATTATTATCCTGTAGATCTCTTAATTCATTAGCCCATTCTTGCCACTGAAAGTCATCAACAATACAATCATCTTTCTCATAGTAGATATATGAATGAACTAGCATTTGAGATCGCCTTTGGCGTATCTTTTCTTTTATTGTTTGATTAACCAAAGAATGCCTCCAATGTAGCTTGTTCTTCTTGCGACCAGCCAATAGATGTAAGAATAGGTTCAATTGGATCTAGAAAGGTCTTTTGAAACTGTAACTCATAATCAATGAACTTGTCAAGCTGTAACTCAGGTGGTAAGAAGTCAACAAAAGAGATAACGTTTTCTTTTATTGGGTTTGGCTTCTTAAGATAACAGAACTTAACCTTATCACCATTACGAACAGGCTCATACTTATTTGTAAGAGACTTTTCCTTGATAGACTGGTTATGAAGAATAGCACCACGAACATGAATAGGTGTACCTTTAGCATAACCTGACTTACGTGTCCACTTATCAATATCACTTACACCACGAGGAAACGCCACTTCATGAGCTGGTAAACTGAAGAAGTGTTGTTTAAACTGGCGAATAGCATCTTGTGTTTTAGTTTCTGAACCTGTTACAATAACTTTGAAAAGAGCTTTAAGAGCATCACGACATTGAGACGGAGTTGAAGATTTGATTGCTTCAATACCCATGATCTTAAGTTTAGGTTTAGCATAAGCTACACCTTCATTGTTGTGAACATTTAGAATGTAACGCTTTTTAGCTGTCCATATACCAATATCAGCAATAGCTTCACGTCCCATTTCCATACGTGGACGAGCACAATCCATTTGATCAAACAGTTTCTTATAAGACTCTTTAATGACAACTTCAAAGTTGTCTTGGCAGATCTTATCAAGGAAAGCAACAGGATCTTTTGGCTTAAGCTTATCAACCAATGGACCAAAGTTAACGTATAGCGAATCAGTATCAATAGCAATAACATAATCTTTGTCTGTGCCAAGTAGCTTATTCATATGATCATTAACAGTGTTTTCAGCAAAACGAATAGCATATTGACCAGACAATGTAATAGCTTCAGCCATGGAAATATCGTTATAACGGAACCATTTGTTACCAAGTGCGCCATATAAACTATTCATCATAATCTTAATAGCCATTTGCTGATTTTCAAATCGATTCATATCACGTTCAATACGGTAAATATCTTGCTTTTGACTAGGATCAATACCCTGACGTTCTTGTTGAGCGGCAAGCATTTTGTCTTTAATAATACGACGTTCAGCATAGTAGTCAATAATCAAAGATGGTAGAACACCAATACTATCTTTCTTAAAGTGAACACCATTAGCTGCCATAGAAGTAGATTTGTCTGGGTTTTCAGTATTGTAACCACCTAGGCAAGTATCTGGAGTAACACCCATAGTTGTACCTGATACAATAGTTTCAGGTGACATGTTCCACTGAACAATAATGTTAGGATACAGTGAATTCAAATCAAAGGACACAACCCAATCATGTAAACCAACTTGTGGAGCTTTAACGTAACCACCAGCAAAACTTGTTTGATCTTCACCATCAGTTGCACCAGCTTTTATATAGCTAGTGTTACCTGCAATCTTATCAACATTAGGAAATACGTTCTTTTTGGCAAGAGTACGATAGATAATAGTATCCCACATCGATGTAGTACCAAATGTATCCATATAGTTAATACCAGCTTTATAGGCAATAGTCATTACCAAAGTAATAAGACCCATCTTATCTTCAAGGCGATCAACCAATTCAACATCTTTAATATTATAGTCAATAAACTTTTGAAAGTCAGCTTTATACAAACCGTGTAAAGAAGAGTGTTCTTCATAAGACAATTTGTTTTCACCAAGTACTACGTGGGAAATATGGTTAAGTGAATATGATTCTTGTGGACCGTATGCATAACCAAACTTCTTAAACATATCCATGTAATCAAGTGTAACAATACCATATAACTCATAGGTAGTAAGATCACGACCTTTAAACTTTATAGTACGCTCATTGACATGTTCCCAAGGTGAAAGGCGATTTGCCTGCCCTTCGCCAAGAACTTTAGTGATACGATTAACCATGTATGGTACATCAAACCCACGTACATTCCAGCCTGTAATTACGTCTGGGCAGTGAGCTGGTGAATTCCACCACTTAAGGAAGTCAGATAACAAATGCATTTCATTATCCATCTTACGATAAACAACTTCGCAATCTTGCATAATAGACTTTGAGATGTCATAATCGCCAAATCCCCAGACAAAGTAGACGTTATCAATATTGTTTTTACAAGCAATAGAGATAATAGGTTGTGCAGCTTGGTCAGGCTCTGGGAAACCATTATCAGATTGAACCTCAATATCAATTGAAGTTATGTTAATACGTTCACGATCAAATTCAATTTCATCTTGCCATGTTTCTGCAATATAGGCATTTACATAGTTGGTAGAACCATAGATGTTAAAGCTATCAACTTCTTCATATGTTTTTAAGAAGTCACGAGCGTTGCGCATAGTATCAAATAGACGTGGCTCAATTACCACACCATCTAAGCTATTAAAGCCAGTTTCAGGCTTTTGAGATTTTACATAAAGCGTAGGCTCGAATTTGATCTTACGCATAACAGGCTGATTGTTTTCATAGCCGCGATATAAGAGCTGATTACCGTATCGATTGATAGATGTATAAAATTTCAAAGTCAAACCTCCATAATGTAAGTATATTATAACACATCTTGTAGCAAATGTAAAGGATTATTTTACTAAACTATCAATTTATTTGGTGTAATGATTTTTGAAAACATTGTCTGATACTGTTGTTTAAGCTCAGCAACTGGTTCTACAACAAACATTACGTTCTTAGAATGTGTTTCAATTCCATCTTTAGCATCTGAATATGCCATGAATGGAGCTAAACCTAATTGATTGTTTTGTGTTGGTATTAGGATTGCTACATCTTTAAGAGTGTAGCCTGTAGAAGAAACTTTAGTAGAGCAGATTAGCTCTTCGCCTGTGATTAGACGTACGATTTTAATATTGTCCATAATATAGACTCCCATGTTATAAAGAATGAGAGCCGCCGGAACGGCTCTCAAAGATATTTATTTACCAAGCATAAGGTCTCTAGCTTCGTCAAACTTGCCGACTGATGCTAACCTATGCGCTTCAAATGATTTTAAGATACTAGCCATGAATGATCTCATAGCTTGAATCCCTTCAATTGAAGTTGACGCTGGCGTCTTTCCAATTCAACTAAGTCGGAAGATTGTGCTAGGTACCTTTCAATAGGACTCATCCTAGTAGTCTTCCACCACCTTTTTAATAGACCAATCATTGATAGTCTCTTAATGTTTTAGCATTAAGCTCAGCCGTAAGTGATTCCACTGTATGGCCTCGATACTCACAAATAAGTTGTTCGGCAATCATACGATTAGCAGACTTTTGTCGACCAATCATATAACCAATCATCATACTCCTGAGAGTGGCTTTAATCGAATTGAGAAATTTCTCAAGTATTTTCCCTGAGAAGTTCAGGCTCTGTAGTGCTATTGCTGTCATTATTACTGTCCTCGTAATTAGAATTGATTTTGATTTTACGAGGTCGCTTCTCTTCAGGTAGGACTACTTCTAACTTTACTGCTAGTATTCCATCCTTCATGTCTGCACCAGTGACTTCCGTGTATTCGCTAAGGCGATACGATTTGTTGAACTTTCGAGCACTAATCCCTTTGTGTACATACTCTTCCGGCGATCTCCGAGCTGGACGATCTCCTTTAATAGTAAGCACATGGTCTTCTACAGCGATATCAATATGTTCTTCATTAAAACCAGCAACTGCTAGCTCTACAATGTAGTTCATATTATCGAGTTTAACGACGTTATGTGGGGGATAAGTATCCTTTGCATGGGCGTGAACTTGTTCTAGCCTATCAAAGATGTGATCGAAACCTAAAAATGCGTTTCGTGGATATGCGAAATTACCTGTCATGTGTTACCTCCTATGACTTAAGCAAGGTTATATTAAGGACCCACTTGCGTGGCATCCACAGTTATTTATACAAGTACTTTATGTACTTGCAATTCTATGACTACTTATTTGTTCCAATATTATACTTGGGACAAAGTTGCCATGAATCCTTATCCTTATAAGAAATGATTTTGATTTGTCTTAATGGTGCTTTATCTTTAGCTTGTTCATTGTTGACAATTGTAATCAAACCCCAGTCCGACAATAATGTTGCAACTGTGTTCCTACGCTCAATATCATTTTCCATAAGATTAGATGGTTTCCCATCTAGTAAAAATAATTCTTTGAAGTGCGTGATAAAATACCTACCTTGTTTGTGTAGTATATGACAAGATTGATATAGCATATTGTCTTTGCGGGATGCAACTCCAATACGAGTTAATGTTTCACGTACTTTAAGAAAATCATCTGGTTCATTAAGGATGACTTCCAGCATCATAGCTGGTGTCCACTCCTGTACTTCGTTATTTTGATCTTCCACCTTTATTCACCTTTTGTTTCAATACATTAATCTGTTCATCGTTTAGTAAGGTGAGAGCTTGGCGAGCTTTTTCATTGCTATAACCATAATATTCTTTGACTGCTTCTAATGACTCAGTCTTATCGGCTTTCAACCACTTGCTAAAACGCTTTTGTTTCCTAATTGTATTTATAAGAAAATCGAATTGGAGGCGGTTATCTAAGTGGTGATTGCGATTCATTTCATTAGCCAACAAAGCTGTATCATAAAAGTATGATAAACCTCTATTGACCATAAAGGCATTATATTTCTTTTCAGCTTCTTCATCCACCATAAGATCTTTTTTGGTGTTGTTGATAGCATTTAAATATTCAAACGGATTCATATCAAAACCATCCTAATTTTGTACCATTGTGTGCAATAATAAAGAAGCATGCCACAAGGTGAGTTATAACCCAAACTGTTCTTAAGATAGCAGCAATATCGCTTTCTTTCGTATCGCCGATTTTGCTACCAATTGTCTTAGCCCATATTCTCCACATTGTACTAAGCAAACTCGACATTAGCCATTAGCTCCGTCATGCATGCAACCATGTTTAATTCATGATCTGCTACAAATGCATTCTTATACTGATAGTCAGCAAGAATAAGAACTAGTTGTGGAATAGAATGTGGCTTAGCCATAGTGGCCATATTATCATAAATCATTCTAAAGATTTGTTGTGGTTCAACATCAATGTTATTGGCAACCCATGACCTCATACGTTTAAAGTCTTTGTTTTTAAGATGATTAGTTAATTCAGTTTGATCTTGAATTAAAGTAATTGAGGAAGCTTCAATCTTACCAGATACACTATAACGTTGGGATTCCCCAAGTACTCTACGGAAATCTGGGAAGTGCTTATTGACAATGCTAGCAACTACAGAAGCTTCAGCATTTACACCTTCATCTTGTAAAATTGATTGTAACCTAACAAAGAACTTATGTGCAATACCTGCTTTGTGCTCTTTTGGAATAGTAAAGTCATATACTGAACACCTTGAATGAAGTGGTTCAATGATACGATTCTTAAAGTTACATGTAAGGATAAACCTACAGTTGTTTGAAAACTCTTCAATAAATCCACGCAAGGCAGGCTGGGTTGATTGAGGATTAAGATAATCTGCTTCATCCAAAATTACTACCTTATACCCACCTTGCAATGAAACTGAAGATGCAAACTGTTTAATCTTACCACGTAATGTATCAATGTTTCCTTCTTCAGAACCATTTACTACAATATAGTCAAGACTAAGTTCACTACACAATGCTCGAGCTACGGTGGTTTTACCTGTACCAGCTGTTCCATTAAACATCATGTTAGGAAGCTCACCTGTATCCAGGATCGCTTGGAATGTGTTCTTCATTTCGTCGGTAAGAACACATTCACTTATTGTTTGTGGGCGATACTTTTCAACCCATAAAAATTCAACACTCATTTCACATTCCTCATCATTATATAAGTATATTATATCACATTACTCGGGCTTTGTAAACCCAAAAGTGAATTCTTTTCCATTTAATATTATGGTAATTTTTTCATCTAATTGCATCCATTCCTTATCATGGCTTTTTGGTTTACAGTATTCTGGCAAACTATCTGAATAGCATGCACCACAATCATCTGGAAGTTCGTGAGCAGTTACTGGAGCACAACCAGTAATACTGATCATGGCTCCAGCTAAAATCCTTTTAGCCCATATTGTCATTTGGAACTAGCTCCTCAAGCTTTAAGTTAATTTCAGACTGATTAGACTCTTCAATCTTAATATCATCTACAGCCTTATCTAATTCTTGAAATGCTTTATTTGATCTTAGTTTAGAATAAAGCAAACGGTCTTTACGAAGACGGTTTACAATAATCTTATTTGCTTCAAGATCATTATATTCTAGTAGAACAAAAGCACGATATTGAGTACCATCAGGGAATACTTCAGCTTCAGATACTGCGTAACCTGCAACATCTACATCAGCAATAATATTCTTAGTAACCTTTTCAACTTCATTAAGTGTAGCTACATCAAGATCGGTAGATCCTACTTTAGCAATAAAGTTTTTTGTTTGTGATCGAACTTTACCGTTGATCCTGTCTGCTAAAGTTGTCTTAGCATTAAGTACTGCAATATCGTAACTTAACTGTAGATCAGGAGTTACTGCGGTACCCACTGCAAAGATACTTTCGTCTTTTACAGGAATTTTGGTAAACCATTTTGGCATTCTATCGATTTGCTTTTCAACCATTTCACGCTGTTCTTCAATGACAACAGCTTGAGTGATTTTGCCTTGGCTACTACATGCGCTTAAAGCTAATGCCGCAAGTGGTAGAGTTAAGAAGTATGTTTTCACGTTTCTCTCCATAATAAAGTTACTTCAATATAGTCACTAGTAACCCAATGCTACTAGTCATGTTTCCAAAGTTGAATACTCTATTCGACTTTTGTGGAACTGGTTTTGCCCAACCTTTCATAAAGTCTTCAGTCTCAGTAAAATCAATTACTTCGTCTTTTTGACTTACTACTACGGGCTTCTCATCTGGAGTACAATCCATGGTTGTAGTACCAGTTAGTATTTCAGGTGAAACAATTTTAATGATATTCTCTTTAGCCCTTACTTCAGCATGCATACAAGCATTTGTTTCAGTTTGATCAGGACCAAATACGAATTTTCCTTTAGTGTGATATTCAATACCTTCAATTGTTACATTCATTGAAACAATACAAGCTCTTGTATCTTCTACGTAAGGAAAAACTTTACGCTGATAATTGGTCATTGACTCAATCTTATGCGTAAAGTTTCCACCTACTTGATGGGTATACTCGCAGTTAGTTGTTGCTAACGTCTGTGTCGATAGGAGTAACCCCGTCGTCAGTATCACCAAGGTCTTCATTATCATTCTCCTGTGGTTGTTCCACTGGTTGATTTGCTTCAGCAAAGGCTGCAATCCTATCTCGAACTGCTCCTACTGATCCCATTTCATTACCTTTGAATGCTCCTCGTTCAGAACATGCATCAATAATCTTTACCATTGATACTAAATCACCAATGTTTAGTTGTGGCGCTTCTGGCATATTATCCTCCATAGTTAGAAGCCTTTTCCAAAGCGATAAAGTATTCTACCGCTGTGTTTTCATTAGTCCAACTAGAGATTAGTTTAGACGAAATACGAACATTATAGTCGCCTTGAATAATCTTGAAGTTAGCGATATTAAAGATGAATCGATATGGGACACTCGCTTGGGGTCCATCGACTGACAGCTCAAAGTTGTTGGCCGTAGCATCTTCCACATCAGTTACCCGAATAGTGATGTGTGCATCGCCTGGATTAGCAGTGATGACTACATCGCTAACTCCAAGAGCTGACGCTGCCTTTCGCATTTGGGCGATATTATCGGCAGTCAGCGTAAGTGTAACCTCAGGGTCCGGCATAGTGATGACCTTTGATGGAGATGTTAAAATGGAAGGATCCGAGAAGTAGTAATTAACTGATTTACGTTCCTGCACAATTTTGACAGAATTATAATCAGGTGAGAACTGCAACTCAGGGTCATCAAACATGCCTAGGACTCCGAGGAACTCGTTTAGGTCATAAATACCTAATAGATTGTCGGGGAAAGTTTCAGCAACTGTGGCGGTAGACATAATGTTTTTTGCCTCGCTCATAGTCTTAATTTCATTTCCACCGTTGAATACGATATTTGAATTGATTGATGCGAAGTTTTTCAACACATCACGGGTTTCATTAGATAGTTTCATTATTTAGTATCTCCATTGATTTTCATATTGTAATTAGTATTATATACCATTTGAGGCGAATTGTAAACCCCAAAAGTGCATTCAGCCTGACCTTTTTCATAAGGATCTTCTTTATGATCTTCGTCATGTTGATGCAAAGCAATAAGCGCATAGTGTAGGATTTTCATAATATCTTTACGGTTTGCACCATCTTTCTTACCATACCTTTGAGCATACTTTAGAACATTACCTAAAGAGAAACCCATACCATGGCCACAGTCAATAATGAATTCAGTTGACTGAAATTTATTTTTTGAGTAGTGACCACTGTAAGTTCCATCAATATACTCTTTTAGTTGTTTGATAAGCGAACCTTCGTTAAACTTATATTCTACCATTATGTTGATACCTCTTCAATTATTTCGTTAAGTGCATCATGTTGTGCACGTATATCTGTTAGATCTGGTTCGCCATCATTAGTTGTACCATCCACTTTTTGAAATAGATCAATAAATGCTTCTTTAGTATCTTGATCAAATCTGTTAACACAAAGTTCAATAGCTTTATTTCTATCATTAAAGATAGAGTATGTTTGAACAATATGGCAAAGACGTCTTGTAGATACTAGATCATCTACTCCACCATCTTCATATGTCTTACGAATTGTTTCAGACCAAATAGTAAGTAGGTCAGCAAATTGTTCGTCTTTCTTATTAAACTTATCCATGTGTTTCATTACGATACGCTTTTCAGTACCTGATGTAGGATAAGGTTGTTCCATTGTAATTGTAAACCTTTCAAGGAAAGCTTCATCAATGATATTGGCTGCTATGAACCTACCATCTTCTGATCCTTTACCTTTAGTGTTTGCAGTAGCCATAACGTTAAACCCTGCTTTAGGAGTTACAACTTCACCAGTCTTTTTAATAAGAACAGGCTTACCTTCAAGTACACCTTGAAGACACATGATCTTATTAGAACCACGATCAAGTTCATCAATTAAAAGTAATGCACCTTGTTTCATAGCTTTAATAACTGGTCCTTCGGCAAATACTGTTTCGCCACCAACCAAACGGAATCCACCAATCAAATCGTCTTCGTCAGTTTCAGGAGTAATTTGAACTCTGATATAATGCTTACCTGCTTTAGCACAAGCTTGCTCAATCATTGTAGTCTTACCATTACCTGAAAGGCCGGTGACGTATGTTGGGTAGAAAAGATTAGAGGCAATGATAGCTTTAACATCACTAAAATGACCCCATTGAACAAAATACTTATCTACTTCTGGTACAAAAATCTCATCGTTCATAATTGATTGAACGTTAGTTGGCACTATTGATTTCTCCTGGATAGTAGGTTTATTTTGAAAAGGCAAGATTTGAGCTTGCAAATTATATACGCCATACTTGACTTTAGAACCAAGATCAAAAATCCTGTCTACGTCTTTATGTGCAATACCTATTTGATCAGCTATGATCTTAAGTTCAGGTTTACGAAACTCAACCCTTGAGGGATAAGTTGCAGCAACCTTTTCGAGCAGAGCTCTTTGTGAGAATGTAAGTTCTTTTTTCATAATATAGTCTCCATCAATTTTCCATTTTAATAAGTATATTATATCATACTTTTCAGCAAATGTAAAGGATTATTTTCACTTTCTTTCATTTTATTTTGGTGGTCGCAGAGAGATTCGAACTCCCGGCCTCTGGTTTCGTAGACCAGCGCTCTATCCAGCTGAGCTATGCGACCGTCTCGGCGAACTTAACTGCCAATGTCCTATTAGCTTTCTTTGAACCAGCAAACTTTTTAAATGCTCTAGCTATTTCACCTTTCTTAGCATTATCACGTACTTCAAAATCTTCAGTTGTAGTATCTAATGACTTACGATCATTACGAAGTATAAAGTATCTATCGTAACCCAATACATTATCTAATGCAAAGTACTTGTCTTTCATAAACTTTCTACGAGCTAGGTTAGTATCATCCCATGAAATTTTAGTATTAGCGTTTGATAGAGCATAATTAAAATCATGTCTAGCATTTGCTAAGAAATAACCTGTTATAGATGAGCAATAATGCTTCTTAAGATTATTAAGTAAAGCTTTTGTTAGCTTAGTATTACTATTAGTTTTTACTAGATTACCCATAATATTGATAGCATATCCTGCACGATTAGAAGAATCTATATCTATTTCTTTTTCATGACGTTTAGTGTAAAGTCTACTACCAGCACCATCAGTAAGAAGAACGAAGTTAGTCTTTTGAATATTGTACTTTTTAGTAAACTTTTCTATTAAATGAGGCATCGCAATCAAAGCTTCATCCAATGGTGTACCACCCAGCTCTTCAGCTCTTGACTGAGTTGGCCAACATCCATTTTCTAATCTATAAGCATTGTTATACATTTGACGAATACATTTATCTTGATCGGCTTTGTTTAATGAAGACGATGCAACAGTAAAGAGTCGAACATCTGTATGATCAACATGGCCATAAGGTACTGTCTTTGGATCACCTGCTTCACCACGCCTTGTAGTAAATCCCATGACTTCATACGGAATATTAACCTTACGACAAAACATAGAAAGTACTACAATTTGCTTTATAACTGAGCTAAGAGTATTATTCATAGATCCAGAATAGTCAACCAACATAAACATACCATGGTTCTTAGCATCTGGAAGGTTAGTCATGCGCTTAAAAATGTCGTCAGTATATTTGTAAGAATATAGCTTATTAACATCTAGAGAACCAGATCGAGCTGTCTGAGCCCTACTAGATCTCCACGCTGCTTTACGCATTTCAAATTCTTTAGACATGATTTGAACAACTTTTTTGTTCTCATTCATAAAATCGGTAAAAGCATCTTCAATCCCAGGACTTCTACTATTCCAACGAGGAGTGTGATTAACTTCACTTTCTAGTTTATCTCTAGAAGCTTCAACTTGTCTATAACCTATGATCATATCTTTAAGTTGTGCTTTAGTAAAGCCATTACATACATCTACCATACGACCATTTTCATCTTGATCTAGTAGCTTATGTTCATTTTCACGGAATGCTTTATCAGTTTGAGAATCATGTTGATCGTAATCATTACCACCTTCTTCACTTAGCTCTTCTTCGCTTGAGCCATTTTCTTTTTCCTCTTCATCTGAGCTTTCTTGATTTTCAATTGAACCTTTTTCAATATCATCCATGCTTCTAGATTCAGGATTACTAGTCTCAGGCTTCGTACTAGTTTGTTCCATGTCTTCTTCATTGTGTACTCTTTCCTCTTGATTAGAGATGGAAGGAGATTGAGCTGGTGTATTTTCTAACGCAAATGCATAAAGCTTTTTACAAGCCTCAAGCACGTCTTCCCAAGTTTCCACTGCAAAGACTTCATTGACTAGATCCCTTTCAGCAGCTGAAAATTCAACTGTGATGAGTTCACGTAGTTTAGCTTTTAGATTAATTCTATCAATCAAATTTACATAATCAGGTGTAAGCTCTGGTATTTCATTAACACCAAAGAAATCATCATCATATAATTTTTGATAGCCACGCTTAAAGCATGACACTAAGCCCGGATAACGACGTTGTATTAACTTTTCAATTCGAACATCTTCCACAACATTCAGATAGCTACGAGGGCAGCCAGGTATTTCTACCTCTGCGTCGTGCCAACCTTCAGGTGGTGTTTCTAAAGCGTGACCAACTTCATGTCCGACCAACAGGTCATATACATCCTCAAGGTTAGTCCATAGGGGTAAACCTAGTGTACGCTTTTCAACATCGAAGAAAGCAGTTCTATAGTTGCCATGAACTATATTAATGTTTTCTTTAGCCAAGAGTTTGGCTAGTATCGATTTTGAGTTATTTACAATCATCATTAATCTCCTTCCAAATTAACGGAAAACATTTAATTTTCCATTATGTATATTCTATCACAGTTTTCACTGAATGTAAAGGATTATTTTCACTTTTTTGCATTTTTTTTCAATTTATATTTCTCAGGGACTGGTCCCCAACCGACAGTTCGATCCCAGTCCCTTTGAGTATATGTTACTTCACGAAGTCTGTTATCATTGGGAATATCGGCTCTAGTGCTTTTGCTGACGCCTTTGCTACTTCCATGCATTCTTTTTGTGTTCCATTTCCTGATCGTAGGCTAATGAAATGTGCCCATGATCTAAGGGTACCATTCATATACATACGAGAAACAGTCATACCTTCGGGTAACACTGCTCTTGCTTGCTCTTTAGCGATACCATTTTCAATAGCCCATTCATAAGCAACTTTTGCTGCATTAGTTACTGAGTGCTGACGTCTTTGCCAGTCAGTAATTAATTCTTGTTGTTTGGTATTCAACTGAATATTAGGATCACTTTCGATCTCAATTGAATTCTGTCTATTCTTAGGATCTTGCAATCGCGCTTCACGAGTTACAAATGCTCCTGCCAGTTCTTTATCTGGGTTAGCATACCGTTGTGAAAACTCTTGAAAAGAGAATGACCGGTGTCTTAGAATTTGTCTTGCAATATCACGAGTTGTTGTAATTTCTAGACAGGCACTTGCCATTTCAAGTGGCGACCAATGGTCGTTTTTCATTAAATACTTGATAAGCTTATCAGCTGTCTGTTTATTAGTTTGATTGCCTGGATTAGATACACGTGCTGTGTATGCTACTAGGTCTTGTGTGTCTTCAACTCCTTGAATACGATATTCTTCGGTTGGAACTGAATGACTTACTAATTTTACTTGCATTACGCTACCTTTGAAAAGTTATGTTCTTTAACGAATTCGATCTTGGATCTGAACTTACCGTCCAGCAAATCACCTTTATGCGATATCACAAATACATTACTATCATCTTCCAATGTTCCAAGTATCTTCATCAAATTGTCAATACCATCATGATCTAACGAAGAATCAAAAGTCTCATCTAGTATCAAAAGATTCGTAGAAGTAGAGTTTTTCATCTTTGCAATTTGCCTCCAAGTAAATAGCAGTGATAAATCGATACGCTGCTTTTCACCTTCAGAAAATGACGCATAGTTAAATGCATCACGATGTCTTGACTTGATCACCTCGTTGAAGTTTTCATCGAGATTAAACGAAACAAAGAAGTCAAGAACTTGAAGGTATTGATTAACCAACTTGTTCATGACTGGAAGATACTGTTTAATTACTTTTGTTTTAATACCAGTATCTTTTAGCATTTCACCAGCAGCATCTGAATAACTCTTCTCTTCCATAAGTCTAAGTTTAAGTTCACCAAGAGTATCACGTTCAGATATGACTTCAGCTAGGTCTGCATTTGCTTGACCTAGATCACCTTCGCTTCCAGTAAGTTTATTTATATCAGCTTCAAGTGCTGTGATTTCTCTTTGGCATCTTTCAATGGCCATATTATTAGCAGCAATACCAGAATTCAATTCACGTATTTTAGCCATTTCATTATTAATTTCTTCAATGGAAGCTTCTACCTCTGCACCTTCTGCCGATATCTTATCCATTGCATCTTGTAGTTCCTTTGCCTTACTTTGGGCAGTTTTAAGCTTGTTTTGCCTTAACTCTTCTTCTATGGTCTGGTTGCATGTAGGGCACTGTTCGTTGTCCTCGTAGAACTTTGCTTCCTTAACTACACCCTGTATTTGCTGTCGAAACTGCCCAGAATAGCCTAAAAGGGACTGTTTTTTGTCATGAAAGGTTGATAGACTAAGGGTTAGAGGACCTTCTTTTTCTTCAATCACTCTGAATGACTCTGTGTTCATTGATTGTAAAGATACCCATTCATCTCTGTTCTTGATGACCAGACTCCCTTTCTCGGCAATGGATGCTTCATTAATCTCAGTAATATCCCTTATATACTTCCTTTGCATAGTAATCTTCTCTTTAGCTAATTCAAGACGGTAATTAGCATCATTGATCTCTTCTTTATTTTTAGAGATCTTATCTTTAAGGATACTATTCATCTTAGAGAATACTTGGATGTCTAATAGGTCTTCAATTACATCTCGGCGATTACCTTGATTTAGTTGCATAAATGGTATGAATGATGAAGAACCTAGCACTACAATTTGGTGGAATGATTTGTGGTTTAATTTCAATATGTTAGTCTCAAGGAACTTTTGATAATCTCTAGCAGTAGATGATTGATTAATCATATTACCATTTTGCCATATTTCAAACTTCCCTGGATTAATCCCACGTACAATTTTAAACTTATGTGCACCAACTTCAAATTCAACTTCAACAATAGTATGCTTTTTGTTTATAGTATTGACTAGCTGGTTCTTAGAGATCGACCGATGGGGTTTACCAAACAATCCAAACGACAGTGCATCAAGTAATGTACTCTTACCAGCGCCATTCTGACCAACCACTAGGGTGGACGGAGACTTAACTAAATCAATGTGTGTTATATTATTACCAGTTGAAAGAAAGTTCTTCCAATTTACTGACTTAAATTTAATCATAAAACCTCACTATTCTGAGCTTCAACATACAACCCTCTCATTAAGACTTTCATTCTTTCTTTATCCAATTCAGTTTCAACGGCCTCGACATATGAGTCAAGGAGTTCAGTAGTATCTTCAACTGAGATACCTTCATCAACTACATTTTCACCAAGATACTCATCAAAGGTTTCTGCAATCTTTAAGTCATGATGATCAATACTTTGAATACGATCAATAAACCGATCAAACATAAAATGATCAGTCTTACTTACGACAACAACTTTAACAAACTTATCTATTAGTTCATTGCAATTATAGTTATTATAATCTATTTTGTCATCATTGTAAAGGACTTTTTTGAATAGAGTTTGATTAACTCTAACTGGTGTAAGTGATCGATCTTCAGTATCAATAATATGAAAGTACTTAGGATCATTAGCATCTGCCCACGTAAACTCGAATTGTGAGCCTAGGTAATGTATATTGTCCTGTGCTGATTTAGTATGGAAATGGCCTGACATAACACATTCAAATCGTTTAAATGTATTCTTACTCATACCATGTGTATTAGTTACACCTCTCATCATTTCAAAGCCTTCAAGCTCTAGATGAGATCCTACCCAGTCAGCATCCACTTTAGATAAGTACTTCATAGTAGCATCATAGTTTTCATTATTAATCCATGGAATACATGCAATACGTAAACCATCATAGTCTACTACAGTAGGCTTCATAATTATGTTAACATTAGTTGTATAGTAACCAAGTAACTCTTTCAATGAGCAAAGGTTATTAGTATTCTTATAGAATACATCATGATTGCCAGGGATAATGTCCATAGTAATACCTAGATCTCTCATAGGTTCAAGGAACATTTTCCTATTTTCATTTTGAGCTTTGAAGTTGATAAACTTCCTGTGATCGTAGTAATCACCCAGATGCAAGATCTGTGTAATACCATGTTCTTTCAAATATGGAAAGAACTGTTCTTCGTAGAATTTCTTTTGATAATTAAGAAATATGTCTGAGCTATTTCTGACACCAGCGTGAGTATCATTCAAGACTGCTATTTTCATTTAGTTTAGTTTCCCATGAAGAGTTCAAGGCCTTCTGCTTTGCGCGCCTTTTCTTTCTTCTTTTCTTCTTTTGCAAATTCCTTTATTGTCGTATCATTAGTACGCACTACAGAGATACGGTCTCTTAACTGATCAACAAAGGCCCTTGTGGTAGAATCAATATGACCATCGACATCAGCGCCCATGATAAAATCCTCTATACCAGCTTTTTCAATATACTTAAATTTAATGTCTTGTTGTTTTTTCTCCTTTGCAAGCCTACGTAAGAATGCATAGTAACATATTTGTGTAAAGTATGCAAATGCATTAGGATTACCAGTACGAGTTGCTGCATCAATATTATAATTAGTAATTGCTTTTAAACAGTTTTCCACCGCATCCATTACCATCTCTTCGCGATATGTATAGCGAATAAAATTGGCCTTGTGTGACAAGCCCTGTGCGATCTTTAAAAAGCAAGTTGCAATATAATCAGTAACAACAGGTAACTGAGTACCATTTGCCTGTGCTTCATTTACGAGTTTTACATATTCAACCACACTTAGCGAAAACTCTTTATTGTTTACATAATGTGGTTTCTGTTTTGGTTTCATATTAGAGTCCCCTAGTTTGGTTTTGGACGATTCCATGGCCATGAGTTGTTTTCCCAAGCCTTGATTAGAGCCGGGACGTTGATGTTGTATGTAGAGAGATCATCAATATTATCATTTAGGTATTTAATTTGAAGTGTATTAGTTGGGTCAATGATAGATTGAAAATCCCTATAGTGAGTTTGTAAGTTTATATTCATATGTTTTTATTTCCTTTTTGTTTCATTTTAATATAACTATTATAACATACTTTTAACTAAATGTAAAGGAAAAAGATGACTAAATTAAAATGAAAATAAATTGAAATAAACTGCAGAAAGCCGTTTACATTCGCCTAAAACTGTGTTATAATAATAGAGTGTTAGGGGAGAGGGAGGTATACTACTAATGTATCGAGGCTTTCTTAGGTACCATACTCATAAACTGTTCCCATTGTTCGTCACGTAAACCAACAGGTTCTAGTTCATCATCATCTTCATCATCAAGTTCATCTTCACGCATACGCAAACACATCCTAATATATCGTTCTTTGACTTCATCTTCAGCCTCAGACTGAGATATTACATGACTAGGGTTAAGGTTAATCTTACCTCGATTCTTAGCCATTGGAGACCAGTCACTAAAAGCAAATTGATGTCCATCGTTACTAACCTTCATATGGAGAAGCAATGGATTTTCTAAACCAATGAGTACTCCTCCAGGTTCTTCATATACTAGAGATATGATTTCATCTCCTGAAGATAATTTGAATAATTGAATATTGATATCGTCTAAACTGTATGTCATGGTAATGGTATCTCTATAATATTAAAAGTAAACTGTTCTTTTGTGTATATCTTAATTCGTTCTGCTGCGTGTAATAATGTATAATTCTTAGAGCTCTTCCAATGTAAGTCATCTGCTATATCATATAGTATAGTACTTTTACCGTTATCGCTCTTTCTCAATCCTCGTCCAATTGACTGTAAAACTTTGATCTGACTCTTTGAAGGTGAAGCAAAGATAATATTGTGTAGATTCCTAATATTAATACCAGTACTAAAAGTACCCAGAGATGCGACAATGATAGCATTTTTCTGTTCCTCTGTTATCTTACGAATATGTTCTCTAGTATCTGTATCTGTTTCGCCTGATACATAAAAGATCTTTCTTCTCTTATGTGCTTTCTTAAGTATCATATCATATAATGGCTTACCATGTTTTTCTACAAACTGGAATAAAACAAGTGTATTACCATCTTGATCTAAAGCCAAATTAGATATAAAGTTATTACGATTTTCGTATCTTACAATCCAATCAATCTCGTCTTGATACTTATATTTATTCACTACTTTACAGTGCTCGTCGCTATATTTCAGTAATAATACTTTAATATCTAACTGTGCTAAGTCATTATTATCCATAAGAGTTTTAGTTGTAGTAACATAAAACGCTGGACCAAACAGCCCTTCTAAAACAAGCTTATGTGTTTGTGTTCCATCTAAAGTACCTGTTGTTCCAAATCTGTACTCAGCATCTCGCATTTTAGTAAGAATACTAGTAAGTGATTTAGCTTTAAAGTTATGTGCTTCATCTCCAAACACAGCGCCATATTGAGAAAACCAAGTCCCTGGAAGTTTGTAAATTGATTGCCATGTAGATATAATAACTCTTGCAGGATTATTATGCTTTGGTGCACCAGAATATATTCTTTGACATATTGATTCTTCAAAC